ACCAAAATTACCAAGTGTACTGTCTTCGAAATCTTCTCCTGGTGCAGTGGCAACTAGCACTCCAGAATTGTAACTTACTGCGGCGCCATATTGATCTAAGTAACTTACTGCATCAGTTTCGACTTGTTGCCCAAATACAAATTTACCTGGATTGGCCACGCTAAGACTGTTGCTAGGCAAATAGTCATATGTATACACCGCACCCGATTGTACCAATGATCGAGTAACATAAGAACCGTTTACCAGTACCATTACTACGGTACTAAAGAAAGAAGTAGAGTTGCCATCAAACGTGGTGCCAGGCTTTGATGTTGTGATGTTGTAATCAAACACCATTGGAGAATACAATGTGCCCTTTGGCGATCCAACCACAAGATTAAATGCAGTATCATCTATGGCCACAGAATAACCAAATTGCCCAAACTCTGTTGGACGTGGGCTGGCAATAGTTTGTGTGTATACAAATGTATCAAAACCAAGATCAGCAAATACTGTGCCAACAGACCCTGGTGCCACTTGCAATTTATTACCTTCGGGTGCAGCATTGCTGTTGGTCACAAAAATAGTCAAGTAACCAGTTGCGGAAACTACTGCGGTAGCATTAGGAGCACCTGAATTAGTTCCCGCTTCTCCACCATTGATTGCAGCAGCAAGGCCTGTAATATTATTGTTTGGACTGGCTGGCACCACAATGTCAATATTGTTTACTCGTAATGTTTGCCCGGCGGTCAGACTAGGATTGGCAATGGTAGAAGTAATTGTACCATAACTTCTGGCTTGATTTACACTGCGTTCAACCACACCACCTTTCCAGACTATGCTAGAATCTTGCGGCGCACCCACATACAAACTACAGTTGTATGGACACAAATCTAAACTTTGACCATAGTTTGTGAATTCGGCAATTAAATTTTCTGTGATCAATTGTTGTTCAACAAACTGGTTGATTTCAATTTCAATTACATCGCCTACAAACAAATCTTTGTTGATGGTGATGTTGTTACCTGACACTGAGAATGTGTTATCAGCGCCAACAATACTGTCTGTTTGATTGGTTAGGAACGCATTGTTGACCAACACACTAACCGGAGCGGTCACTGTTCCTAACACAGTGTAAGTGTTAGAACTGTCATCTTGACGAATGAATTTTTGTACGTTTCTGTCAAGCACATATACTGACCCTGCTTCAGTCAATGTGCTAACTGTGGCACTGGAACATCCAATTATGACTTGCCGGCCGTCGGTGCTGCACTGAACACTTGTACCAAATCTTGCGCCGGCCACAACTGCCACTGTTGGTGTAATTGTTCCAGCAAGTTCATAATAGTATTGCGATGTTACACCAATGGCTGCCCCGCCACCAGGAACATTATAGAATGTCAATGTGCCAGCAGAGTATGTGTAATCAATGTTAGGACGTTGTAATATACTATCAACAGTGACTGAGAACGAGTAAATGCTGTCTACTGTAGACAAGAATGGCGACAATGAATATGTTGCGCCACTGGCAGTAAATGCTTTAAAAAAGTTTCTAGTAATGTTAATAACTGCACCAGCAATAGGTACTGTAGTAAATGTTACTGTGGTAAAACTAGCATTGACTGTGTAATCTGTTGTTAGAGTCAGCACAGCCCCATTGCTTGTTACAACAATTTGATTGGCATTGTTAATTTGTATACTGTCGCTAATGTCAGCGGTGTTGCTAATACCATCAGCTCTGTACTGTAAAAATTGATTGTTCCATTGCACCTGGCCGTATGCATACACTGTGTTTAGGCCTGGAGCGCCGATATACAACCAACGCTCGTCAAGGCTCATGGCCACACTATACCCAAATTCTCCAGCACCCGGAGTTGTGGTAGTGGTAGTACCCGGTAATGTCAACAACTGCGATTGTGTCCACGGACTAGTATTAACTGCACCCGAAGTTGGGTCTCGCCACAGAACTACAGCATAGCCATTGTCGGCTTGTGCGCTTGGTCCAAGGCTAGCACTTGCCCCGGCAATAGCAAACGTTTGATTGCCAGCATCTACAGCATTACCATATCCACGTAGGCCTGTGGTGTTCAAAGTAAGAACAGTGTCTTGATCACTAATAGGACTGATTGGTGTGTATTGGTCACTATAATTTTTTACATACAGATAGACGCCACCTTTGGCAATGCCTGATCCAAATCCGTAACGTGGACTGCCAATGAATAATGCTGCTCGGTTTGCGGCCTGTGCTACAGATGTTCCGTATTGTTCTGTGGCATCCAGCAGCACCGGAGCTAGTACTAAACGATCTGTAAAGGGATTTTGTTTTTCCAATACTTCCCATAATCCTTGGCCATTGTCATCTACCCAAACTTTTGCACCTGGTAAAATTTGTTGAGCGTACGGCAAATTTAATATATCACTGGCCTGATCTACTCGCATGGTTTTTAAAGTAAAACCTATGCCTGTTCCGTCAACCACAGTGCGATCGCCTTCGAGATCCAATGCAACGTTTACTGTGGTTACATTTGGCACACTTAATACAGTGTACACGCCATCAACCTCAACGTCAAAGAATCGTATGATTAATCTATCGCCAGCAGTTAATCCATGTTGATCATTGAATATCACTCTACTGGTTCCGTTGAGGTTGTCACAAACGTGTTGAATGGTACCCGGCACAGCCTCTGCTCGATAGATGTTCCAGTCATAATTGTTTACTTTGGCAACCCAAATACTGGTTCCAACTACAATAGAATTAATGTTAGCACTAAGACTTGCAGGATTAGATAAATCAAACACAGTAATGTCAGCATCATCAAGATTAACATATCCTGCTGTTGGCAAAGAAATATCTGTTGGCAATGTAGTTGTGGTTGGCAACAGTTCGGTAGTAGTCAATGGAAAACTATTTTTCCATACATCTCTAAGTAAAATTTGTTGATCAGCAGTGCTTGGCTCGTTTGGTTCTACAACTTGCACCAGACTAGGATTGCTAGACAATAATGCACGATTCAATCTCAAGTCAAAGAAACTTCGATTGGCATTGGCACCATACACACCACGTTGTATTGCCCAGTTTTCGTAAATTTTATAATCAGCAACTTCTTTGTTGAACTTGGCTTGTCCAAACAAATCAGTGCTATTTTTAGTTCCTTTGGTTCCAAGAAACTCTCTATAAATGTTAAGCTGACTTACATCATCAAGATTTAATGCAGCCATATACTGTCTAGGTCTAAATCCAATTAGTCCATAACTCAATAAGTCATTGTCAGCAATCAAATTGGCTGAATTGATGTTGTAGCTGTTGCTGAGTTGATCAGCTTTGTTTGCAAGGTTGGCCAGCAATCCTTGTTCGATAAATGTGTAGTCACTCTGATTCCAATCATTATAATTGAACTTGGTGCTAGGTTGTACAATTGTAGCTGCACTCCAGTATGCACCTTTGTACTTTACTATCTCGCCTTTGGCATAAGTTTTTAACCCAGTCCATGTTAAAACATTATTTTGATTTAATATAAAACCTGGTGCATTAACACTGCCGTCCCATTCTGTAGTGGTAGTTCCGTTAATGTACAATCTACTTTGTCTAGATCCAGTAACAGGATTGAAAATCAAATCGCCAAACAAACTGGCGTTGTCCATGACAATCATACTTTCAAAACTGGTATAACGCATGTCAATGAAACTTAGACTTTGAGTGGTCAACGGTTGAATAGTAAAGGTGTTATCAGCTCGCACAATGTTGAGATCGCGTGTGGGGAAATCTCTACGGTTCTGATCTAGTATGGCATTTTCTGCAGTTTGTGATGAAATAGTATCCACCACTGCTTGTTCTTTGAATACTGAAAGTTCCTGAGCCAATGGATTTAGATTAATTAAACTGCCAGTACCCCAGCCCTGCTGGCTCCAGTATATAAACTCGTACACCATCTGTGACCAGGTCATCAAGTAGCCATTGGTTTGATTGTTAAATTCAAAACCTTGTGATTCTAACAACTTTCCATAACTCAATAAAAAGTTGGCCACAGCAGATTCAGTAGCAAACACAAATCCGTATGGAATCTGCGTAATATTTTGTGTGTAGTTGGCTGGCACTTGAATGGTCTTGCCAGCCACGCTGTACGTTTCAAATTGCCCAACTGGAATGCTGGTAAGTGTGTTAAAATATGGTCTAGCAGTGCTGTAACCAAATACTGCATAACCACTATCAACAACTTGAATTACCACAGAACTGTAGATTAACCTGTCAAATGGTTGATTCTTGTACACCAGCAGTTGATAACTCTCTGGCGGAATTTGCAAAGAGGCATTAGTTGAATTGGGGCTGGACTTCTCAGTGTAAATTTTCAAATACTGTTTGTCAGAGAATGCCGCCATTCTATAGCACAGTCGCACATCAAGATTTTGTAAATCTGTTTCTAATGCCGCAGTGCTGTTGGTGCCTGTAATACGATTGTAATCCACAATCCAGTTGATGTAGCTGGCCTTGCTGGTGCCGTCGCCATACACTTGTACGCCGTTGGCGTCTAATCTGTAACGACCATTATACAAGTACTGATCAAATTCTGTACTGTATTTGTACAAGTCTCTGTCAGCAAACAACGCAAAGAATTTTGCTGGACGAGTGAGTGCCAGCAATCGCATGGCAGTAAATGGATAGTCACTAGAATTCCACCACGAAGCTTCTACTGGTCCGCCATCACCGGGTGTCCAACTCTTTTGGAATGACAATGCATTGTTGTATCCGCCTACTACTGAATCTAGTGGCGCCAATAATGCACCAGCTGAGTCAGTTGGAAGTACAGAAGTTAGTCCAGGTCTTGCATAGGCTGGTAATGTATATGCTCCAATTGGATCTCTCACAAGACCAAGTTCTAAATCATCCCACAAATTCATGTTATCAGATGTGTACGGTGCAGGTCCGTATGTGATTTCCCACCACTCAGGTATGACTGAGAAGCCTAGCATTTCCCAAGGAGTCAATTCTGGTTGTTGAGTATCGTAGAAGTACCGGTTGATGCCGCGCCAGGCGCCAGGCAATGTATCTCCGTTGAGTTTGTTGGTTGAGGAACTGTAGTTGTAGGTAAACGGATTATTAACACTGTAGTTTTGTGCAGTATAATCCAACTTGTTCCATCCCACATAAGTCAAAAAGTTTGTTTCAAGTATGGTGTTGATTTCGGCAACACTATACCCAGTATCTCTGAACTGTCCCGGTAGCACATCCACTATGTCAAGGGGTACAGGATTGTCATCTAACTTGATATTGTTATAAATTCTAGTTTCAAATTCTAACAATACTTCATCGCGGATGTCACCAAAGATAGGAGTTTGACTGCCGTCATGGCCTAATATAACCAGTTGTTCACCCGCACTGGTTTTTACTGGAATAATAGCTGGACGCCAAGCAGGATACAATCCCATCTTGCTGGGTGTGTTGGGCACATAGGTACCGTAAGTGGCACTGTATTCTTGAATGACAATCTTGTCACCAAACGCCAGATCAATCAATATATTAATGCGTGGACCGTCAGTGGCCACTGTGTATTCCAACTCTCTAGTCAAAATTTCATCGTTAACATACACATTCATACCAAGATAGTTGGCTGACGTATAGTTATAAATTTGCACAGTATCAAATACCTGGCTGGTTGTATAATTTACTGTGTACGTGGTATTTGTAAACACAGCAGTAGCCGGTAGCATGTCACTCCAATAGAATGGATTGCTTGATGTGCGGCCCAGAGTAATTTCGCCAATGACTATATCAAGCACTTGTGACGCAGTTTCATACTGAATAGTTTGTCTGGTCACTGCTTCCAGCATTTGATTTTTGTACTTTTGATATTCTCTACTGTTGTATTCTAACGCACCAAAAATATTGTACTGCTGAGATCTCATAAAGTATCCAGCAAGTGTGAGTGGCGAACTTTGTTGTAAGATTATCTGACCATAAGGTATGATATTACCAAGGTCTCTAGTGTTGTTGGTACCATTGATTGCGCCAGAGAATGTGGTTAAATTTTGGCAGATACTTTGATAATGTGTGCGCAATGTACCCAAGGTAAAACTGGGACTGTTGGCGTTTAGTGGATTGTTATTGAGATTTAACGGAACTTGATAAAAAGCTACCTGACTAATTTGATCACTTAGTGCTTCAACTTCGATGACATCTCCTACTACATGTGCAGTATTAAAAGTAATGGTTGTGGTATTAGCTGTAGTAGCCACTGTGTATGTGCCTGGATCTTGAAAAATTGATCCTACAAAAATTTTCACACTAGGCACTATAGTTACTGTATCAGACTGTACTGCTACGTCGAGTCTCAATGGGCCAGTGTCATAGATAAATTTAAACTGCTGACTCATTAAGGTTGGTACTACAGCCGTTTGCCAACCAATTAATCTCTCGTACACAGTTCTTGACGCATACTTATAAACAAATCCTGAACTGATTGGCAAAGTAACACTGGCATTGTCGACCACATACACAAATGTATCTGAATACAAATTGTTATCAAACACAATATCTCCTACATTGGTCAATGTGAAGTATTTGAGTACAAGCTGTAACACTGGATCAGTAGTACCTGATCCAGTAGCGTAGCTAAACAATTTTGTGCCAAAGAAGGTTGAACTAGGGTATGTAGTTCTGTTAGACAAACTTACCCCATTTGCATCATACACATCAAACAATGGTGCTTGTTGTACTGCGGTTTTTTGCTGTGCTTCTAACCAATTTACACCATCATACCAAAAAGTAACACCAACTTGTGATCCGCCAAGGCATACTGTATTCTGATTGGTTAAAATTTCTCCGTCAACTGCTTCTACCAAATTTATAATTGGTTGTGCAATTAACGGTGCCACTGTATCTGGTATAATAAAATTTACCACATAAATTTTACTGCGTACAGCTGGATCCTCGTCGGCTGCAAAAATTACACGGCTACCATTGACAAATGTATAATCATTCACTGAATATTCAGTGCTACCTTCTACATTACTAAACGCATCAGTTTCAGTAAAGTCAATGGTATCCACTGGCTGTTCGGCTGCTGTTCCCATGTTATACAGTCTGATACCACCCCGGAATTGTATAATTGGTCGTTTGGCTTTTTGATCGCTATCTATCACAACTGGTGTGTCGTTATATGCGCCGGTGGCATTTAGAACATCAATATGGAACCAACGATTGCTACGGCTCCAGGCATTTAGGTCTGGACTCTCTCGACTGATAGTAAGGTAATCAACAGCAGCAGAGGTGGCATATTCTTCTGGCGTGATGTAATTTTCTACAGGTAACAGTTCTATTGCAGTTCCTACTCCACTCACATAGTATTGTGGATTTTGACTAGAAGTAGCAGTCATTGTACCACTGGCAGAAGTTAACGTTAGTGCTGGGCCATTTTTAGTTACACTTACTTTGAATTGACTAGTGCTAAAAACTGTGTGAACATAATAAGTTACACCTGTGCTCACGCCGCCAAATGGCGTGCCAGTAAAAATAACTTCTTGTCCTACTGCCATTCCTGTTGTGGATTCTGTGGTAATGAGATTAATACCTGCCGCGGTGTTTGTGCAAATAAAAGCAGTAGACCCAGTGGCATAACTGGCTGGTAACACATTTCCCAAGAATTGAACTTTTAGTCCATTAGTAAACACCACACCATTTGAGCTGGTGTAGTTGGCATTACCCAAAATATCATCTATGTAAACTGTGCTGTCGTTTTCTTGCTCGATCAATCGTATGGTGCCAAAAATTTCTGGATCAGTACCATCTTGGTAATACAAAGTATCCAATTTAGCAGTCAGCACTGGAATTTCAATTATGTAGCCGGTTTGATTTTTATACCATTGTGTGCTGGCATAATCTGTGCCATATCGTATGGTCCATTTTTCCAAGTTGTTTATAATTTGTATACTGGCCAATGAAAGGTAGGTGAAGTCACCAACTGTGACATAACTTATACGCCAGAGATTGTAGTAATCAGTAGCAGGATTGCCTAATGAATTAACAAACACCAGAGTTCTTGTGTTAAGTCCAGTTATTCCATCAATGCCGCCATAGGTAGCAATAAACTGATCTAGTCTTGCACCATCAATGTCTTCAAAATTTAGATCAGTCACAAGATCTACAGTACCAAGGCTAGTAAGACTATAATAAAAATCTTGTGCTGTTTTTTGTGGCACGTTGAAATTAATTGTTCCAAGATCAAGCCCATTGTCAGTTGCGCCATATATAGATCTAGAGCTTATGTTTGGAGTAACAGGATTTTCACCGCTTACTCCTGGATTTGTTTGAATCCAAAATCCTGGTCCGTCGCCGGGCTGAGCGTCAATCACGCTGATAGTGCCGCGCATGAGACTTTGATTTTGACAAGAGTAATATAGTGTGTTAGGTGCATCTTGTGGCACAGTAAATGTCACTACACCAGTTGTTGACCCATTGCGTGTGACTCCTGAGTTGTAGGCATCACCTGTGCCTGTGGTAGCAGCAGTTTTAATCCAGAATGGAAAGTCACCTTGCAAAAACAAATTGAAAGTATAGGTGTTGCCACGAGTTAAAATAACAGTGGCGTTGGGTTCATTGTCAATATTATAACTGGTAACGTTGGTACGTGTTACTCGATAATTCACAGACTCTTTGGCATTCTGCGCCACTTGGAATGTGTAGTTGCCACCTCTAACTAAATTTAGTGTGGGATTGTTTCCAGTGACACCCGAAAATGTGTAAACTCCATTGGCTCTGTTAACAGTAAAATTTTGACTTAAGGCCACACCCGGAGATTGTACTGTCACTACATCTGGCCCGTTTGGAACCCAGTAGTATTGACTGAAGTTTACAAATGTATCAAAATCTATAAACGGATCAAATGTGTAATAATCACTGGTGTACAATCTGCTAGGCTGTGTTGATGGACTGCCTTGGTATACCAATGAGTCAGTTATGCCCGGATAGGTAATAGCATCTATTATTTTGTTATTGTCTGCAGGGTCAACACTGATCACCCCAGGTTCAAGTTGATAGTCAACACGAGTTTTGCTAGGCTCAAGAACATATTTGTCATTGGGATTTACCCCCGGCCCAACTGTGCGGCCAATGTAACCTTGAGTCTTTTTAAACTTTGGCTCTTGAATCAACTGATCCAAAGTAGCAGCCAAGAATTGCTTGTTGGCGTCAGTCTGAAAAATTTCAGGAAGAAAATCTACTGAGCGTACTTTTGCCATTAAATTACTCCGCTACCAGGTGCAGTACGCAAATTGGTACTGGTCAATGCATCAATCACAATGATATTGTCGATAGTAGCGCCGTTGACAAATATTTCACTGGGTTCTGCTCGCACTTCGTACATGTCGCCAAAGTATTTTTGTGTGTCTAGTGGCACCAGTACCACTGAACTGATTATGGTTCCAAGATATCTGTGCAGGTATGCTGCCAGCTCTGAGAAATAAAATGTGTCTCCAAAACTCCATTTGTCAATGCTAAAATACTCATTCATAGCAGCCAACACAGAACTTTGTATTTCACTATTGCTGGCTGTGGAATTCTGAGCACGAATAACTTTGATTGTGGCTTGCAATGTCTTGGCTGCTTTGGGCCCAAACAATGGTTTGAACACTACAGAATTTAAAATAATGTTATCACTCAACATTTTGTATTCATTGAGATTTTGATATTCTGTGCTGAGTGCATCAATAGTTGGCACATCTGGTTCAGACACAGTGCCAGTGGTATCTTTAATCCAATTTTGATATGCAGTGTAGTAGGCCTGGGTCACAACATACAAGTCAATGATGTTGGTAGTGCCTGGATCAATTCTGTTGGTCAATGGTGAATTATGACGGTACTGGAAATACAGCGCCTGGCGTCCTGTTCTGGCAATCCACTCACCTTCTGCAGTTTGAGTTATGACTCTAGTGCCGGCAGTATTGATTGTTAATGTGTAAAATAATTCATCACTATAACCATAAAACACCTGACCAGGGGAATACTGGAATTTCACCAGTTCGATGGAATCATATGTAGGATAGTCTGAATTGACCACACCGGGCTCTACTAACAAGTATCGTTGCAGATTATCAAAATCCACAGTTTGTTGTAAGAATATCAATTTAAGATTAGGAGTAACACTTGGAGCAACAATTTCATTGAAAAAATCTGGATTATCGGGCACGCCATCTGAGTCGGAATCTCTATAGCTGATCAATACCTGGAAGTCATCAACGTAGCCATCAGACTCTACAGGCTGGCCAATGATAGTGGTATAAATGTCTCCGGGCAATGGAGACGAACTGTCCGGTTTGGTGTTTACTGCCAGCACGTTAATAAAATCTTTGATTGTGGTTCCTGACCGACTGTCGTAGATTTTTTGATTGCCGTAAAAGAAAAATCTTGTTTGCAGTACTGAACCAAAATAATAAGCAAGTCCTCGGAACGTGATTGTGTATTTGTTGTCCACTGCCACAAACTGCACCAACCACGAAGCATCTAAATTTTGCCCAGAGGTGTTACCTGCATATGTCTGGCTCCAAGTGGCATCGGCATCTAAGTTGGTACTTGTGATAATATACCAAGTGCCGGCGGTACCTGTAATGTCACCGTCGTTGTCGTACCCAAGACCAAAATTTCTATATAACAAAATTTGTTGTGTAATTTCTTCACGAATAGTAGTGCTTAGGTCAGTAAGGAATACAGGAATAATACTGTCTACAATTGCCCCAGTGGGTACAAAATTATTGAGTGCTACTGGACCTTGCCCATTGGTCAGATTGCCAACCCCGCCATTACTGCCGTCACCAACTATGGCAAGAGGACTGGCCCAAATTTCCAAATGATCTTCGGGTCTAGTTGGCAAGCCTGCTTTGAGTCTATTGTTGGCATCAAAGTAATAGGGTTGACCGTTAATTACTGGGGGTATAAATTTAATTAAACTTTTTTGTGCCACATATTTAAATGCAGTACTGCTGGAGGTTCCGACCATGACTGGAGAACCTAACGCATTTTCAAAATACCCAGTGGTCTCATTGGCCAATGTTGTGCTTTGGTGCCAACTGCTGAGTGCGGTAGTACCGGTGTTTACAGTTATCCTTGGAAAATTTGCATAATAAAATTGTTTGAATGTAGCGTCGGCAATAGCAGGCTGTACTTGATTGCTAATAAGTTCGGCAATTTCGTTGCGGTTGGTCCAGGCAAACAATGTAGCAGGCAAAATATTATTTTCCCACATGGCACCATCACTGGAGAATGTGTTGGTTGATGAATATTTGCCTGTGTTATCTACCAAGTCTAAATATCGGCTGGTACCAATTGATGCACGATTTACTGCTTTTGATTTGATAATAGAGTTGTAAAGAGTAAACGGAAACAGATTGTAGTCTTCGCCGTTGACCATGCGATTTTGTGTGTAGTATCTAGCAGGCGCACGTTGTTTGATAGCATCAATACTTTCCCGACTCTGTGCATTACTTACTGGTTGAGTGATGCCACATGTAAATGTCATAGTTTGAATATTACCATTGCGGTCAATATAACTGATTGGTAATACCACGTTTTGCATTTCAGCAGGATTGATAATATATTGCAAGCCATTGCTTGCACGAACATACGCACGGAAGATGCCTACCGGAATTTCTGAAAACACGCCATCACCAAACACCATGGTAATCTGATCATTGGTTCTACTGGTGGTAGAAAAAATTGGTCTTAGTGTTGCAGTTTGTTCAGCAGCTGACGAATAAATGTTTTCAGTAAATGTCCACTCCCGACTGATACTGCCCACATTGTCTAACTGAAATAGCCAACGGTCATCGTTGTTCACACCTTCAATATTGATGTTTACTGTGCGATTGGCAATGCGTTCAGCCAAGTTAAAGTCTTGATTTTGCAATGTACCTTGTTTGAAGAAAAAGAAGTATCCATTGTTGGCACTTTGGTACCCCAATTGGTCATTGCGATACAGCACATTAAATGCAGTATTGGGTTTTGGACTGGGTTCGTAGATATAATCTGTACCAGCTGTGGTCGAAGTTGTGGCTTCAAAAGGCATGTTCACACCATCCACAGTAGCCGTATAAGGAATCACTGGCAAGAATCCAGGCACCAAGTTAATACCATATTCGCTAGTATCCACACCCAGAATAGTTTGACGATTTGACGGGCGACCAATTTTTTGACTGCTGACCAAGGATGAATTAACAATAGCGTTCCACTGTTCTAGCCAGTCAAAGTTTGTGGGGTCAGCCCAGTTTACTGTGACGTTGGCCAGATTAACTCCGTTGTAATCCACAACGTTTTCTGTTGTGGTCACTGAGAACGCTTTGAGTAAGCCTTGGGCGGCTGTGTTGCGTTTGGCAGTGTAGCTAACAAGATTGGCCAGGCGAGTAACTGAATCTCTACGTTCTGCTGTGTCTAAGTAGTTTTCTCTTGTGTTTAGGTCAGTGCGGAAGGCTAGAGCCTGTCCCATAAACGCAATAACGTCTAATAAAGCAATGTATTCTGATGATTCAATATAGTCATTGAATGTTTCTGGATAGTACAAACGCAGGTAATCGGTAAAACTCTTGCGTAGAGTTTCAAAGTCATAGCTTTGGAAGTCTGCTTCGCGATAGGTTTGATAGATTTGTTTCCAATCTTCTACACCAAATATCGCTGTTTGTCTAGTGGTTTTTGCCATTGCGTCTGGGCCTTGTATTCTTTATCTGTTATTTATGTAGATAAAAAACGGCGTAGTTATACGTAGCTGGCCGAACGGCTGACTTGATTGAAGAACACATTCAGTATTTCGGCATTAACACCGCCTACAGTCTGTATTTCTAATTCAATCAGCATGCCATTTTCTTGTGGATACACATTGATGTTGCTGATGAATATTCTGGGATCGCCACCAGCCACTCGTTGCACTTCATTCACAATGCCTTGTTGAACAGCGTCAACTTGATTTTCAAACAAGTAGTTCCACAGTATTGTACCATACGCAGGACGTCCAGGCAATTGTCCTTGGCGAATGTTAAACGCATTCAAGAGATCGCGTTTGACCAATTCAAAGTCCACAAGTGTGAATTTTTTGTATTGATTCTGTGTGTTAAAGCCAACAAAGGTAGTCATATCTATATTTATTTAAAATTAACCGGCGCCACTGTAGCTATTGCTCGATGCTCTGACTGAAATTTTGTTGGCTAGATCCTTGATTAATTGTCTAATTTCTTCACTGAGCGCGGTCATTGATTTTGCGTCTTTTAATGCAAAATTGTATGTGTTGATAATATCGTTTCGAGTGTACGTACCTAAGTTCTGACTTTCAATAGCCTCCAATTCTTTAAGAGCAGCACCATTAAGATCGACTAGCCTTGCTCTAACTGTGGCTCGCAGTACAACCGCTTCGCCGTTTATAAGATTCCATTGCTCTTGAGTAATAGTTTGATACTCTTGGTTGATTGAATTAATTTTTGTTTTTAACACAGAGAATGATGTACTTAGAGAACTTATAAAGTCTGAAAATGCATAGACTGCAATAGAACTACTTGAGCTATTACCGCTGACTTGAGGTACCCGTTCATCACCTGTAACTCGTTTAGCCGCAGCATCTACTGTGGCGCTGTTAACAGTATCGGCGGCAGCTACTGGTTTGGTTTCTTGCAACACTGGTTCATCCACTTTGGCCTGCGTTAAATTCACAGCAAATGCGCCATTTACAGCCGTGGCATCAAATTTAGCTTTGACGTCTGCAGGCAATCCGGGCACATTCTTTGCCCAGTTAGCAGTGTCTGACACACTCTTAGCGGCATTGGTGGCTAGGCCACTAAGTGCTTGCGGAGTCAATTTGTCTGTGGGTATGCCAATTGATTTTAAATCATCAAGCCCTGATTTCATCAATCCCTGTTGCACTTTGTCCTGTAATCCACTGTTGCCTAACAAGCCGTCAAGGCCTTTTACGCCATCTTTGCCAGTCCACACTGTGGGACTCTTTAGCACACTGGTAAGATCATTTTCGCCTGCTGCCAGGAATGCCGCGGCAGTACCGGGCTTCACAAGGCCTGCTCGTTCTAGTTGTCCGGCATCAAACCCAAACTTGCCGGCACCTAGTGCATTACTGATTGTGCCGGCACCTTGACCTACCAACTTGCTGGCCTGCGCTAGAGCACCAGTGACGTCAGGCAAACTCATGTTGCCAATACCACTCAATGCCGGACCTTGTTTGGCAAAGTCTGCTATGTTGATACCATCAGTGGGAGTTCCTCTAATTAACCTAGATAGTGTGCCAACTGCTGTGCTGGCTAAACTTCCAACTTGACCTGCTGCTCCTGTGAGTGGTCCACTAAGAGCGCCTAGTGTTCCGGAGAATGCTCCTATAGCTCCTGATACACCACCTGTGGCATAGGCAGAGTCTAACGAAGCATTTCTACCAGTAACTGGATCAAATCCTGCCCCTGCTAGTGATTGTTTAAATGAACTACCAGCAGCGCCGGCTCCAGTGGTCAATGAATTAAATGCAGCCGCACCGCCTTTTAATGCGCTGGCCACTTGTGTGCCTGCACCTTGTCCCAGTGTTCCTATGCTGGCTGTAAGGCTGCTTAGATTTGTTCCCCCAGGTAGGTTGCCAGTCAGTGATGCTAGGCCTTGTGTTACTTGACTTTGAGCAGCGGCCAAACCGGCAGCGGCCTGAGTGGCTGGGCTTAGTACATCACCAACTCTAAATCCTGTGAGGCCGCCGCTGGCTGTTTGTTGGTCAAACACTGCTTTGGCCTGTTCAAACGTAACGCCAGCAGGGGCTTTGATTTCAAACTTTTGCCCATTAAAATCAAAATTAAATGTACTCATGCTTTTCTTGCCAGCTCAAATCCCGCAGGCACTGGCACAGCACCCGGATTGGGTGGCGGTTGTCCTGCTTCCAACGGAATTTCAATATCCACACCTTTGTTGTGATAAGGATACGGTTCGTGTGTGGGTGCTCGAGTCACAATACTTTCTAAACCATCTGTTTCAACTGTCCAACCAGTAGCACTGCTGAATGTAGTGTCATCTAAGATGGTTGTGGTCAAGTTGTTGGGTGCAGGCACTGCATCAGCAGCAGGGCCGTTGAGATCAATTCCACCTGCTGTGAATTTCAATGCACTGCCGCCATCCCAACTTCCTGACGCACTCTGCAATGCCAAGCTGCCATCAGCTTTTATGCCAACATAACTTTTGCTATATAGTTTTAAATTTTGTTGTGCAATTGCTGTGAGGTCTGCATCAGCTTGCAAGGTAATATCTTCTACTGCTTTGGCTTTGATGCTGCCACCTGCATACATGTTGATGTCTCTATCAGCATGCAAATTGATGTCGCCACGAGTGCGCAAGTTAATTGAATTTGTGGCATACACATCTAGTGTGCCTTGAGAACCAAGTTCAAACCAAGCAAGTCCATTGGCATGAGTGATGTAGAAAAAGTCTCCGCTGTCACTCATTGTGATTTGATGACCAGAGGTGGTTCTAAAACGCAACAATCGATTGGAGCCATCAATATCGCCATCATCCATTACCATACTGTGGCCACCCACACGGCCTATCACTTTGAGGTCTTGAGGTTTTAGTGTTCCAGCATCAATTTGTTCTTGTATTTCTCCAAATTTCATGCCGCCTTGATACACAGCAGATCCCGGTGTGCTGATGCCGTACACAGCAGAAGGTGACTCACGTTGACTTGAACTACCAATGGGACCACGTTCTGGATCTTTGATTAGGCCTTGACGAAACATGGTTTCTGCAACCACACTGTGTACAGGTTTGGGTTTGTCAAAGAATCGGCTAGACTCTTCTAATGCCAAGTTGTTTGTGTTGATTTCTACCACAGGCAATCGAATAGCGCCTTCAAAGTAAGCGGCTTGATTTTCATTTTCGGTAACAAATGATGTGCTGGCACCAACAGCAGGAACCATGTGTCCTATGCTTTGATCAGGTGCTGTGCCAATGTAATAACCTTGACTACGGTCACCATTTACAAACACACACAAAACTGTGATGCCCACGTCCGGTGGAGTAAACCACATGCCATAGCTGTTGGAGTTGCCGTCAATGTATGACCCTAATCCTTCTTTGGCAGGATTGTAAGGAGTTGATCCAAAAAACTGTGGCATGTAACTTACTGTGGTCCATTTGGAAGTGTCATCTTCATTGCCATCACTGAATGCCGTAATGTATACCTGTATGCGTCCTGATCTTATTGAATCATTGGTATTTTTTACAACACCATAGAAAGGACCAAACTCTGCAGGAGCTCCTCCGCGATCAAACTTGTAATTTTTGTTACGCCCTCTACTGCGTTGAACTTGTTCTGCCATTGATATTCCTTAATAATCTCTTGATATAATTTGCGGAGTAGATGGTGAGTTGTCTAGACCATCTGCTGTGATTCTGCCGGACAGCGCACCTGGTGGCACAAACGGATCTCCTACGTCTAAATTTTCTCCCGAGCCCGACGTTGCCGGCTGCGGTGGTGGTACCGGACTTGCGTTATCATTTGGTCCCGGGGCCGACGTATTTAAAGTTTGTGGCGAGTTATTGCTGGGATTTACATTCACTTGCGGTGCTGTTGGCATTGACGATTGCGTGGCTGCTACTCTAGAATCAAAGCCGGTAGTTGCTCTGCCGCGCTCATCTCTTTCATTTGTTGGTATAGGAAGTGACGCATCTGGTGCTTTGTTTGATCCATCTGGTTTGGGAAGATTGACCAATGTTCCAGAAATTGATTGTTCAAATTTACCTTGTTTAAATTCACTAGTTACAGTTGTGGCAAGATACACTCTGCTTTTGGTTTTGTTTTTTTTACTGGTAGGAGCAGCCATACCTGTAGCAAGGTCATAGTCATCTGGGCGATTCCATGCGACTTCGTACATGATTTGTTCGCCGTCAAAGTTGATTGTGCCGTCGGGCAAAAAACTACCAATCTCAAGATCAGCAGCAGTAACGCCACCACTGAGACTGCCTTGTTGAATCCATGCAGGATCTCCAATGATCTTTAAAGTGCTGTTAGCAAGATCTGCACCGCCATACAGACTGTCTGCCAGGTTGGCAGACGCTTCGTTGCCACGGTCTTTACTGCCTTGCATGGATTCACCACTATTTGGGCCGTATGTGTAAATCACTATGTCTTGCATGGTGGCTGCAATTTGTTTTCGTGTAGTTTCGCTACCAGAGTCTTGAGTATCACTGCCACTGACCAACATGTTGTAGGCAGTATTTAAAGTTTCTTGATACTCAAGTACCGCAGTATTTTTGCCGGTAAACCACCAAGGATAGCTTTTGTGAACACCTCTAAAAGTTCCTACTGGAAAATATTTACTGTCATATTTGTCAATTTTATACACACTGATAATATAGCGTATCTTGTATGCGTAGTCATTTCGTAAATTATCTGGTTTGATTGGAATTGCTTCAAAATTTATTCTAAACCAATTTACAGGTTTGTTTGCGGCCTCAGGATTGGGTTGTTCACCACCGCCATCTAAATCTGTTGGGCCACCAAACGGATTGATTTGAGTTAGCTGTTGACTGGTTATATAACTGCTGTTTCTGATGACCTTATCAATTAACTGCACTATGGATTGCCCGGCAACAGCTGGAATAATTTTCTGAGTGACATTTTTTTTATCAGTAGTAGGACTTGCACTTTTGGCATCTTTTGTTTGTGTTGTCCCCATTGGAGTTTGATTGGCTTCTTTTTTTTCCCCAGGCAATACAATGGTAGCATCACCAATAAGTTGTTTGGCTGCACCAACAAACACTATCTCATACTGATCAGCAACCTGGTAAAGTGGTCTTGTTCCAGTGGTCAGTTGATTGACATGTTCGTTCATGGCTGCCATAAGTCCAACTTTGACTGCTGGATCAGGATTGCCGGCTGCATTGGCCTTTGGGGGTGCTGCCGCAGCATTAGCTGCCCCACTTTGATCCGGTGTTGAAGAAGTGGTTGATGCGCCTGGAGCAGCAGCAGTTGCTGTTTGGGTTGCCACCGTACCGCCTAACACGTCAGCCACAGTACTACCGCTAAGTTGCATGTTATATGGCACTGCGCCTCGTCTGGTTCCGCCGGCTACATACTGATCAATTGGAGTACAATCAAAATCGTAGTTGACTAATTTGCTGTTGACTGACCAGTTGATTCCGTTGATAGCAAACGGAATAAATTTTTCAACCACAGCATTTGGATCGCTAAGGGTTGGACCACCTTTGATTAAATTTCCATCAATGTCATATCCATACCACCGCAATACCATAAGATATTGAGCGGTAGTGTAGTTAATTTTTCCTGTGCCTTGTTCTTTGGGAGCTTGATCCTGAACTGCCTGATATATTCGATCAAGTAGTGTAATTCCCATTGGCTCTATCACTGTAAATTTTAACTGAGTCGCACTGTGTGAAATTCCTGTAGCCTGACCTTGCGATAAATTTGAAATAGTAATACTATCAATATAAAAGTCCAAAGGAAATGCAGGATTGCGTCCGGCATCTGCTGCATTAAAATTAATTGTGTTTGCACCGCCAGTTGCGTCGTTGGCATTTGTATTCAACGCACCAGTAAAGCCGCCCTGGCTGGCCGGAGCGCCACCACTCTGAAACAACAAGTTATATCCATTAATTGATTTTTTTTGACTTCTAATCAACTGTTGATATTGGTCAGACGTCATGAGATACACACTGGCCCGGTAGGTGTAACTGGCAAATCTATCTAGTATGTTACCACGAGGTACAATTTGTTTTCGGCTGTTGGTACCTGCTGCACCAGCAACTGTGCCTTGTTGTGCTTTGATAATTGCATCTTGTTCAGCTTGTGTGGCGCCGCCATATGACGCATCAGAATTTGCAATATCAGCGTCAGAAGTATTACTGCTAGTGTTGTTATTGTTGGTGTTATCATCAGTTGCGCCTACTCCGGCGCGAGTTGGGGCAACAGTATTAAGAGGTTCGCCAGTGACAGAATTAATACCGCCAGTGGGATTGGTTGTTAGCCGTGGATCACTAGATGGTGTGGCTTGAGTTTGAACAAGTGTTCGTACAGGAGGATTAGTGCCGGTATCGCGTGCAGCGGCTCGTGCGGCAGCATCGGCTGCAAATTTTTGTTGCAGTAACCGATATTGATATCTTGCGTATTCTCCGTTATCGGCCATATATTAAAATCCCAGTGCTGATTGCAATGTGGCGATCTTTGGAAGATAAATTGTGGTATCAGCAGCAAAGTCTAACGGAGGAGCAGTTAATGTGTTGGGATTGCGCTGATAAAACACCCACCATAGTGTGGGATCACCGTATAGGTCATATGCCAACAAATCTGGTCGGTACTGATAGGTTACATTTATAATCCATAGTATGTCGTCACTTTGTTTGGGAATGGGTCTGTTGACCATGAGGTCTAGATAAAACTGATTGAACCCAGTGGTAAAATATGCACTGGTACTAGAATATGAAATAGCCATTACCAGAATCCTCCTTTGAGCAAATCACCATTGGCGAAATTTTCTAGACTAAACTGCTGACTGACTTGACTGCGAGTTTGTATTGGCGACAATGTTACTGAAATTTCCATCTTGGTAGGCACGTAAGTACTGTTGACAGAATTTTGATTGGCAACGTTTTGATTAACTGTGCTGGAGTTTGGAACTTTAGTTACTGCGCCTGGCTTCAATCCAGATGTTGTTAATCTGCTAATGATAGCCAACACAGTGCCTAAACTGCCGCCCGGCGGTGGTCCTGAACTTGGGTTTTTGCGATTTGACATGTTCAATCCAATGTTGTTGAATCCATTGGCACGAATATAATCAACGTCTGATGGAAGATTATACGAAAAATTTGTAACCACGCAGGGATGATTGTTAAACTGATATTGTCCAAGGCCGCTCAAGTATACCAGTGGTGGAGGGGTTCCGGCCTGTGGGTCTTGCCCGTAAAACATTTTTGTAACAGATCTAAAAAAGTGAATTACTGCCAACAAATAAGAAGCTTCCCGAGTGTCTTGTGCTGTGAATGTTCCACGAATAACTATGTCACTGACTGAACTACTTTGATAAAAATGGCCTTTGTAGTTGCTGTGTATAAGATTTGTTTTGGCGTAATCAGCAACATAACTGGTTTCAATACTGGGTGTATAAGGAAATATCACACCATTGGTGGGACGCAATGGTGCAAGTATGCCTGGTCCACCTGTGCCATTTTGATTGGCCGGAGCGTTGTACAAATAAGAAGAATTTTGTGCTAGACTTATTCGCACACGCCAATCGGCCGCTGCAGGTTGATTCACACGAGTTTGATCGGTGCTTTGAGCTTGTGCTCGATTTGTTGCAGCGGCTGTGCTGACACCTGGTGGTACTACTGCGTCTGGCGGCGGCGGATTTGGTTCTGTTTGTGGACCAGGTGGAACAAAAACAGCCGCAGGTGCTGTTGTTGGCGGTTCTTGATTGACGTTTGTACCTGCACCACCTGTGGGATCGCCGCCGTTGGGATCAACACCAGGTGTACCGGCGCCAATGGCGACTGGTGCTGGATTTGTATTTGGCGGTGGGGTTACAACCCTATCTGCCGCACCCTCAAACTCCGCCGGTGCTAATATTCTACCGCCAACAGTTAACGGTTCAAATGCTACGGGCGCTGGTGCTATAGGTGTAGTTTCAACAACAGGAGTTGGAACTACAATGGGCTGTACAGCTGGTGGTGTTGCTACTACTGGTAGAGTTGTTATGTCTGGACCCGGGGGTGGTGTTTGAGGTGCAGGCAGGCCTTCAACAATTGCAGTTGCTGGTGCATCGTTAGGTGCAGGAGCTCGTACTTCTACCAATCGATTTACAGCTCCTGGAACTGGGGCTATACTCAATGGTAACAAGGCTGCTGGAATTTCTGCTGGGCTAGTTATTGGAGTTTGTGTAACAAAATTACCGCCAGTCACAGCTCCAAACTTATCTCCGACGGTATAACTTTGCCCAAATGTAGAATTAGCCAGGGCAATTGTGGCATTGTCTGCTGCTGTTCGTACAGAGTCTGGTATGGAGCCGCCGCGCCGGATCGCCGCTTGCTGTTGTGACGTAAGCGGAATTTTTGTTTGTATTGAATAGCTGTATGTTGCCATTAGATGTTCCTATAGCTTATTTACCGCTGACAAAAACGGCTCAGTTTAACAAGAGGTTGACAATTGTTGTAAATATGCTACAATCCTAGTAAGGAGACCTTGTCATACTATGACTCTATTACCAAAAGCGGCACCTCGTGTCAATTACCTAAACAACCGTGATATTTTGAAAGAAATACACTTCAGCAAGAACACCTATTGCTGGTATCGAGATCCTGTACAGGACCACCAGTTTGATTTGATACTGCCCGGCCTGGACAAAATTAATCAACGCACTGTAGTTGAAGCAAGAAAAAATCGTGCTGATCGTATCAAGCGCGAAACAGGCGAAGTGATTGATCAAAAGAAAATTCCCAACACTGATTTAGTTTTCCGCATCACCTGTTGGGATCACATTCCCCGAGCACCTAAAAAAATTACCAAGGCCGAAGCCAAGCGCAAAAAGCTAGAAGACATTTTTGAACTGGATGATGTGGCAGAAGATCCACTAGCAGACATTGTGGATGTGCCTGTGTTGGACCTAAATCACGTGCGAGTGAACTTTCCTCCGTTTGAACAGTATAGACTGGACGAAGAAAAGAAACCGTACCTTGTGGGTCGTAGTCACTGGAAAGGTGATTTGGCCACAGGAGAGTTTTCCAAAGATCACGGCAACATGACTCGCAAGTTAGCCATGATGTTTATGAAACTGTGCGAACGCTATGCTACACGTTCCAACTGGCGCGGCTATACCTACAACGAGGAAATGCGTGGACAGGCTTTACTTCAACTTAGTCAAATTGGTTTACAATTTGACGAATCTAAATCGCAAAACCCCTTTGCTTACTATACCGCTGCGATCACTAATAGCTTTACACGTATTCTTAACATTGAAAAGAAAAATCAAAATATCCGAGATGACATCCTGGAGATGAACGGACTCAACCCATCATGGACTAGACAGAACTCCGGCAAAGCTGGCATGGCTGCCATGTCCGGACCGGTTGTATCTAGCTTGGATGAGTAGTATACTAGCAGGATGACTAATCTATTCCGCAAAGCCGCAATCTTCACTGACATACACTTTGGACTCAAAAGCAATTCAACCTTACACAATGAAGATTGTTTGGCTTTTGTAAAATGGGCAACTGCCAAGGCCCGAGAGGAAGGTTGCGAAACTGCCATGTTCCTAG